ATAAGCTCGTATCTGGTCTTTGTTCTACGGATTTTCTTCCAGCCGTCGTCCTGATTATCTGCTGGAGTGATTAAGGTATTGATTGCGTTGTCAATCCAAACCTGCTTCTGGCTGTTGTATGTGAGTACAAGGCAGCCTTTCTTCTCTGCGTCGATAATCTGGGAATTTGTAAGTCTTTCCAGAATCTCCGTAAAGCCATTGATGACCGTATGTGTCAATGAGGAATTGGAAGCACAAGCTCCGATAAGACCGGCAAATCTTGCCGCTGTCTGGTAGCCGTCAATCTCCGTTCCCTGCTCGCTGATATGAGCATTTAATACATAGTGCATATTGCAGTCGTTGAAAGCCGCTGCGTGTGCCTTTCTGGTATCAAGCTCTACGGTGTACTTTTCAGCTACAACCGCCATAGCAAGAATACCGGCATTGAACACTCTGTTCATAAAGGACTGTAAGAGGATATGCACCGCTGTTTCCTCTGTATCTACGCAAATGGTGTTAAAGTCGAATGCCTCAACCTCTGCAAATGCGTTTGAGTAGTCCTCCGTTGTTACGGCTGGGTCTGTACCGGCTGTGAAAAGGCTCTGTGACACATTGAGCATTTTCACTGTGTCCTTTCCGGTCTTAATTTCTGCCTTGAACTTCTTGGAAGCAGAAAGAGCAGCTACAAGTGCAGCCGCTTCTCCGTCGCCAGCGGCAAACTCGACTTTCTCAAACTCCGTTGTACCAGAGAAAATAATGCACTCTTTGAGGGTGCTGTCTGATAACTTCTCTCTGATTGTAGCTGTGAATGCCTTTTTGCCCGGATAAAGAGCAGTGATTGTAACTGCCGCCTCTCCGTCGCTGTCGTTCAATGTGATTGCGGCAGGTGTACCACCATTACCTACTCTGCAAGCAATGATTGTCTTTGCGCCGCCGTTGATAGCTTCCTGCATAGCGTCTGTTGTGCCGCCAGTTCCGAAAGTATCTGCATATCCGTCCTCTGCGTTAAGTTCCACCGCCTGATTAAGCGGTCCAAAATCAGACTTGAAGATTACCGCTGTAACGCCGCTGATAATACTTGCGGCTGCATTGTTTCCGGTCTTCTGGATGTTGAAATATGCACCCGGTCTGACTTTTGTTTCTCCAACAATGTAAGTTTCAGCCATTGTTATTTGACCTCCTTTTTCATAAATGCTTCTACGATTTCCTTTGTCTTGGAAACCGTACACTCTTTGATACCAGCGACTTTAAGTGCAGCCGCCACGCACTCTGCTCTAACGCCGAAAAGATTACCGGCGTTCTCTGCAAGCTCCTCCGCTGTGTAAACGGATTCTGCCTGAACAGGTGCAGCCTTTGTTGTGACCTTTTCTGCCTCTGTTGCCTCGGCAGGGGTGGTCTTTTCCTTTGCTGTTGCCATGACCTGTACCTCCTAACTGTAATTGATAGATGTATTATTCAGACTGTACGGCTTTGCTTTGTATCGCAGTAGTCCGTATCTGCCTGTGATAAAAACCTGACCGTCTTTGAGATAGTCAGATTTGTTATCTATCTGTAACCGCCTGATGAACATAGGCGACTTGTCAAGCAGAATTACCTCTCCAGCAAGTGACAGCTTCTGTGCGATAGCCATAGCCATTTTCCGGCGGACTACTCCGTCAGGGCATAAAATATGGACGGCTAATCTACCGTCCATCCACGCTACCGTATTTGTCTGTTCTGCAAGGTCAGAAGTAAGTAACCTGCAATAAATAACCGGAACTTCTTTCGACGCTTCGGTAATGTCGTTCATCTTGTCATATCCAACCACTATACTGTCCGGGTACATCTCCTTGATGAATCGGTTTGTACCTATCACTGGGTCTGGGTCCGTCGTCTCCTGATTCGGGTATTCCAGAATATCAAACCTGATGTCTACACCGACTATCAGGCTGTTTTTTGGCTCCTCAATGTCGAAAGCGTCTGTCCTCGCCCACGCAAACGCATATAGCGGTCCGTCTGTTGGTTGTAGCAGTACATCTTTCAGGCACTTTCTCACGAATGGTTCAATCATTTCCGGCATAATCTCGTCTATGTCTTGTGTGTTCTGACACAATAGCGTACCTGAATCATTGTGTGCTCCTCTGTTGTAAGCAGAAACCGCAACTGATGTCTGGTATTGCCCCAGAAGTTCAGCCATATAGTCAATTCCAACTCTGACATTCTGATATGGATTTTTCAGGTCGGTAGCTCCAAGCCTTTCCATTCTGTCTGTATGCCATTCCTGATTTATCTGCATGTAGCCTATGTCGCCTCCTTTACCGACTGCGTCATACTTGTAACCGCTCTCAATCTCTATCATGGCAATAATCAGGCTGTAGTCTACGCCGTAATCCTTGCAGATAATGTAGGTGTATTCCTGCATTTCCAGCGGAAAATAGCCTCCGTAAAGCTCGTAATCATCCGGTATCTGATACTCTTTGAATCCAGCTATCTGTTCTCCGCTCCAATCAAGCGACATTGTATCGAATGGGTATGGCAACTTTGAATACTGTTCTGTATGCTCCTGTGTGCTTATTGTCTGTGCCTGTATAGGCTGTGAGCTTTCCACAATTCTTATTACCGTTGGCTTGTCCGTCTGTCGGAAGTTTGCATTTGTGATATTCATAATTATTCCAGAGACCATAAAACCCAGACTGCAAACCACAACTCCCATCTTTACCCTACGCTGTAACCTTAATTTCTTTCTGATATTCACTTTCAGCACTCCTTTCAGGAAGCGGCTGTGTAAATATTCCAAGGTTGATTCCTGCGAAGTTCCTTACTGCCGCTTCAAATTCCTCTGTATTATTGATTCCATATTCGCTTTTCAGGACTTCTTTCAGCTTTTCCACCATACCTGCTTCATCTGCCTTTCAAAATCTTCTCTCCTGCCAGTTTTAACTCACTGATTATCTCTGCCAATCTGTCCAGATGTTCCATTAACTTCTTAAACTCTGTCAATTCGTCATCTGATACCTTACCGTCCTCCAGAATGTCAATCATGCTAGTTTTAAGTTCCTGCATATCATCATCATTCAGACCTTTCAGAAGCCTAAGTGCGATTCCTTGCAGGTTCTTTTCCTCTGTTGCCAGTGGCATGAATCCATGTATCGGACACTGGTATTTGCAGTAGCCGGTAATCAGTTCTGGTGCGTTATAAAGGTCTGCCATAAGAACTACCTTATCCACCGGCACAACCTTTGTATTTCCAAGTTCGTAATCGGCAAGTGTATATGGGGATATTCCCAATAGCTCCGCTGCATTTTCACGACTGAAAAGCCTGTCATTACTCATAGCCGCTCTTTTTCTGGCTTGAAAATACACATTCGTATTCTCTTTCAAGGGTTCCTTTCCCATGTGTTTTCCTCCATAAATGCCTTATAATTTATTCAGAACTTGTTAAGGCTGTCTGCTCGATATTCAGTACATCACTGATGACTTTAACCGCTGGCTCTGAAATCACTCTGCCGTTGATGACTGCGGAAGTATATTCTTTTGTCATCTTAACCGCCTGTGCCAAGTCAGCCACGCCCCAGTCTTTCTGAATCATTGCGATTTTGACAGCCTTACACCAAGGCGATAGTTTTCTTTTCATTTGCCTTACCTCCTTAACCTTATATTTGTGCTTTACTTTTTTAACATTTTCCCTTAAAATCAAAGGGAGCCATTTTGAAAAATTCACTCACAATGGCAAGTTACAAAGCTCGCTATCTCGCCAGAAATGCTTTAACTTTGTAACTTATATATATAATATAACTCACTAATCGGCGTATGTCAATATAAAAATGCCGATTTATGCGTTATTTTTCAAAGGTGGAATTATATGTTTTGGGATAACTTTAAGAAAATATGCGACGAAAAGGGCTTGAAGCCTACCCCAGTCCTTAAAGAGTGTGGAATAAGTACCGGTAGTATAGGTCGTTGGCAAAAAGGGGCTTCTCCTTATGCTGACGCTGTTTTAACTATCGCAGAATATCTTAATTGCTCTACTGATGTTCTGCTTAGAGGTTCCGAATATATAAGGTCTGGAGAAAATCAGGTAAGCAGTGACGAATTGAAAATGCTGGAGATGTACCGGTATCTGCCGGAGGCTTCACAGGAATTTATTTACGATTCCATAGAAGCGGCATACGAAAAGGAAATTAAACGCAAAGAAGCAAGTTCACAGTCATTAGCATAAATGACCGTCATAAAAAATGAATGGAGGCTTGCCTATGGATTTTGCGCCTGTTGCCGGAGATACTGCCGGTAATAACTTAAAATGGGATTCCATGAAGATTGAGGCTGATATGTACTTGAAAACAGGGAACTATTCTCTGCTTCGTGATGTCCGTATGCGTCAGGCTCGCTTTACGGAGCTGGAGGGAAATGAGCGTATCGCCATATCCTATTACTGTATGGCGTTTTATGCGGACCTGAATGGTTTTGAAAATCTTGACCGGCTCATTGCAGCTCGTGACAGTTCTTTTTCTGACTGGAAGTGTACGGCTCATGTTGATGTTGGTGTTGTCAATAAGATATTCTACCTCTGCTCCAGATGTTCCGTTTCTGAATCAGAGCTTTTGAATGTGTTTTGCCGCTCCGCTTTCAAGCCACATACATACCAGTATCACATCTTCACAATCAAAGAGTGTCAGGAACTCTTGTTACTCGCAAAGAACGGACAAATAGGAGAAATCAACAACCGCATACAACACGCTACGGCTCGTTTCCTTGCGGATAATTCCCCTGACAATAAAAATATTGCTGTTTGAGATAAAGCCCCTGCATGGGGCTTTTCGCTTTATATGGAGGTATATATTATGGCGTACAACGCACAAAACAAGACCGGTGCAAGGGTGGCTATCTATGTCAGGGTATCGACATTGCACCAGATAGACAGGGATTCTCTGCCTATGCAGAAACAAGACCTGCTCGCATACGCAAAACTGATGTTGAATACAGATGATTGTGTCATATTTGAGGATGCCGGATATTCCGGCAAGAATACAGACCGTCCTAAATTTCAGGAAATGATGTCGCAAATGAGAGCTGGTGCCTTTACGCACCTGCTTGTCTGGAAGATAGACCGTATCTCTCGTAACCTGCTGGACTTTGCAACCATGTATAATGAGCTGAAAGCCCTCGGCGTTACCTTTGTTTCAAAAAATGAGCAGTTTGACACTTCTACCGCTATGGGCGAAGCAATGCTTAAAATCATTCTGGTATTTGCCGAACTGGAGCGTAACATGACATCAGAGCGTGTCACTGCAACCATGATTTCAAGAGCCAATAATGGGCTTTGGAATGGCGGCAGGATTCCTTTTGGCTATGATTACGATTATGAAACACATGAATTTTCAGTGAATGAGGAAGAATCGAAAGTTGTTATCCTTATGCACGATATGTACGAGCAGGAACGCTCTCTTGTGCGTGTGGTTCGTGAACTGAACGAAAGAGGCTACCGTTCCAGAGCTGGTAATCTCTGGTCGCCGGTATCGCTCCTGATTATCCTTAGGAATGTGTTTTACTGTGGCGACTACCGCTACAATATGCTCAAAGAGGGCGACCGCCAGAAAGTCAAGGACGAATCCGAATGGGTTACTGTTGAAAATCATCATGTAGCAATCATTCCGAAAGACCAGAAAGAGCGTATCATGGCTACGCTGGATTCCAACTCTAAATTGTGCAAGCAGCGGAATATTTACAAATCATCAAAGCATACTCATGTATTCGGTGGACTGATTTACTGTGGTTCCTGTGGTAAGCCTTTAGGCAGCACTCCGGGGAATCTCACAAGGGACAGCTGGCATTATTCAAAATACACCTGTCCTACCAGAAGAAAGTCCGTTACACTGTGTACTGGTAAATCTACCTCTGACCCAATCATTGGAGAATTTGTTTTTAACTATATCCTGAATATGCTGAATGCTCAAAATGACTTTGAAAAAATCAGCTCCCCGGAGGAACTGGAAAAGCTGTTGCTTATCGGAGATACATTTGCATACATAGACCATATCGAACCAAACGGACTTAATGACCTGTTCAATGTCCTATCCTCTGGAGCCGTTAAGGGTGCTGTCTTTGGCAAGGGTGCCAGCCTGCCAACCAAGAAAGCTACTGTTGAACCGGAGGTTGCCAGACTTCGGAATGAAAAGCAGAAAACAGAGCGTGCCTTAGACCGTCTGCGTAGCCTGTACCTGTATGCTGATGAAGCCATGTCGGAGGCTGAATACATGATACAGAAAAATAAGCTGGAGGAAACTCTGGAAGATATAAACGACCAGATAGGAATGATGAATACCGATTCATGGCAGCAATCGGTTTCTGATGAAGAATTTATACAGCGTGCCAGCGAATTTATCATAGCCCAGAAGTTATCCGGCAGAAAGTATGTCAATTACAAACGGCTTGCCATGTCGGTAGATTCAGAAGTGTTAAAGAATTTCGTCGTGAGCATTATTGACAGCATAACCATACAAGACGGTCTGGTGTCAAACATTGTATTCAAGAACGGCTTATGTCACACATTCATTTTCAGGTAAGCAAAAAGCAGGGAACTAAGCCCTGCTTTTCTTCTTTTCCGTTATCCTTATAAATATAAGATTTTAAGTTACAAAATTAGCATAGCGTCTCCAAAGCTGAAAAATCTGTATTTT